GGTATGAGAAATAAACGTGATGTATGGTCAGTAAATGTTAGACCTTACAAAGGCGCACACTTTGCTACATATCCTACAGCTCTGATTGAACCATGTATTAAAGCTGGTAGTCGTATAAATGATATTGTATTTGACCCATTTATGGGAAGCGGCACAACTGCACAAGTAGCTAAACAATTAGGTAGGCAGTATTTAGGTTGTGAATTAAATCCAGAGTATGAGAAACTACAGCAAGAAAGGATAAGCAATGGGTAAAGGCAGTTCACCACGCCCTTTTACAGATAGGGAAGTATTTGAGTCTAACTTTGATAAAATATTTAGGTCTAAAAAACCAAGTGATGATGTATCACCACATACACTTGAATATGAATACGAACTAAATAAATCTACAGGTAATGTAGAAAAGACATATTCTCGGATAGATGTTATTTCGCAGAATGGAAATGAAGGCTTACATTATCCTGAGTCTTTAGAGCAAGGAACATCTAAACCTAACGAAAGTCAATTTGATGAGTGAATATTTAATGTTTGTTTTACAAATTATTGGCGTAATGTTGCCAATAGGAATTGCTTTAATTATTATACTATGGGTTGCAGATAAGGTATTAAAATAATGGCAACTAGCCCAACGCAGTTAAGTTTAAAAAAGTTAAGAGAAGAAGGATATACTGTTCAAGTAGTAGAGTACTGGAATAGTTTTGCAAGGATAAGAATTGACTTATTTGGCTTTATAGACATTATAGCTTTAAAAGGTAAAGAAGTATTAGCAGTTCAAACAACTTCAGCAAGTAACATGAGTGCTAGATGTAAAAAGATAGCAGACCATGAAAACGTAGGTGCAGTTCGTGAAGCTGGTTGGACTATTCATGTACATGGTTGGCATCAAGATGACAAAAGGAAATGGCATTGCAAAGTGAAAGATGTATCGTGAAAGAAAAGATATTAACTTATCTTACAGAACCACGAACCATAAACGACATAGCAGAACATATACAATCTAACTATCCTATTACAAAGAACATACTTGTAGAGATGAGAGATGCAAATGTTATTCATGCTTATAAAGATAACCAAAATAGGCTAATGCACTATTACGTTCCACAACCACATCCACTACAAACTATATTTGGACATACAGTAAACTTTACACCAGACCAAATAAAAGGCGTAACAACTTATAACGCAGATGACGCTAAACATAATCTACAACACAAGACTACACAAGAAACTTATGGAGAAAGCGTAGCATATACGCTAACAAGATATGATTAGTACAAAATGGAAAAAATTAACAGATGATGAAATATATAAGCTAGAAAGTAAATATATAACTTATGAAGTTTATGATGATGATGAAGAAGGAATTGATGTAGATATATTTGGTGTAACAGAATTTGCTAAAGCTATAGAAAATACATTAAGGGAAAAAAACAGTTAATGATTAGTATGGAACGTTTACTAACAATCTTAGATGATTGGAAAAGGCATATGAAACCATTAGACCATAGATTACATTATCCTTCTCGTTCATTAGGTATGTCATCTGGTGGTGAATCTACAGAAGATGAGTTTGAGCATATGCTTTATAAAATGGACAAAGAAAATGTTAAAATTGTTCATACAATCATATTTGAAAATTTACCGAAAGGACAAAAGCAGGCGATATTAGCTAAATATCTTAATGAAAAACCACCGATAGCTTATGAATGGCAATTAGATATGGCTTACGATAATTTATTAACTATGGCAGGAAGACTAATAAACGCATAATGTTGTTGAACAATACTAGGTACTTATGGTATAATAACGCCTGTGAGGGCATACTATTGCCTAAAGAAACGTAATCCCACAAAAGCCTGACTGCACTCTCTCCGTGGTTGGGCTTTTTCTTTTTATGAAACTATCTATTTGCGAACAATGCGGTGAACCTTTTGACTTCACAGAATATAGCCTGTGTAATGATTGTAGGTATGACCACAGATTTATTAAGTTAAGGAAAGATGATGAAATCAGTACCAAAGACAAAGAAGGGCAAAGAAGCAAAGATGAAGAAAGTGTTTAAAGAGTTTGGTGCAGGAACTTTAAACGTGGGTAAGTCATCAAAGAAAGTAAAAAATCCTAAGCAGGCTGTCGCGATAGCCTTATCAGTAAGTGGTATGTCTAAAAAGAAAGGTAAATAATTATGCCAATGGTCGGAATGAAAAAATTTGCTTACACAGAAAAAGGTAAGAAAGAAGCTAAAGAATACGCAAAGAAAACAGGTAAAGCTATGGCTGCTAAACCTATGAAGAAGGCTGCTAAACGTGGCAAGTAAACCAGGATTGTGGGCTAACATCCATGCTAAGCGTAAAAGAATAGCAGCAGGCTCAGGTGAAAAGATGCGTAAGCCAGGTACAAAAGGCGCACCTACAGCTAAAGCTCTAAAACAATCAGCAAAGCCAGTTAAAAAGAAATGATTAAAAAAGGCAAAGAAACATTCTCAGGTTATAATAAACCTAAGAGAACTCCAAGTCATCCTACTAAGTCACACGCAGTATTGGCTAAAGAAGGTGACAAGGAAAAGCTTATACGCTTTGGTCAAAAAGGCGTAAGTGGTGATAAAACAAATACAGATAGAGCAAAGTCATTTAAAGCAAGACACGCTAAAAACATTGCAAAAGGCAAGATGAGTGCTGCCTATTGGGCAAATAAGGTTAAGTGGTAAAACTAGATATATATGTAGGATATGATGGCAAGGTAGAACCAATTGCTTATCATAACTTTTGTCAGTCAGTTATAGAGAAGTCATCTATACCGGTAAGTTTTACACCTTTAGCATTAAACACTTTAAAAGACTACGAAGAAAAGCATATAGACGGTAGTAACGCATTTATCTACTCACGCTTTCTAGTTCCATATCTAAATAACTTTAAAGGTATTGCACTATTCGTAGATGGCGATATGATATGTAGAACAGATATAGCAGAGATACTAGCTAACTTTGATAATGACGAAGCAGTCAAGGTAGTCAAGCATAACTATACAACAAAGCATCCTGTTAAATATCTAGGTGCAAAGAACGAGGACTATCCTAAAAAGAACTGGTCAAGCGTTATGTTATGGAATTGCTCACATTGGTTAAACCGTCAGCTAACACCTAAATTTATACAAGAACAAACAGGTAAATACCTACACAGATTTGAATGGCTAAAGTATCCAGAAGAACAAGTAGGTAAGCTAGACGAAACATGGAACTGGCTAGAAACAGAATACGAATACAACCCAGATGCTAAACTAGTGCATCACACATTGGGAACACCATGCTTTAAAGACTATCAGAATACAGACTATAGTCAAGAATGGTGGGATACATACAAACGAATGATATATCCTCTAAAAGGAAACGGACAAGAAAGCGAACTATGAACTTCTTAGACTATTTAGTAAATGCTATGACAGGTGGACAACCTAGCGCACAAGAACTAGAGATGCGTAAAATGGCACAGCAAGGAGCTAAAGAACAAGCAGTTCAATCTTTATTAGGTACAGGTAATGCTTCTATTCCTAGTCAAGGTGGTTTATTAGCTACTAACTATCCTAACCCATACGGTTTACGTTCTTTTGTAAAGTCAGATGGAACATACGGTGGTGAGATGATGCCAAAGACTACAGGATGGCAAGGTCTTATTCCTAGTTTAAATGGTGGTTATATTACAGAATACTCATTAGGTGGTAATACTCCTAAAGAACCATTCTATCCTATGGTGACTCAAGATATGACACCACAGATGATAAAGAATACTCAATTACTAGAAGCTGGTCTATTATCACAGAATAGTCCTGAAGCAAGAGCTTTAAAAGAAAACGCATACAAACAATACTTGAAACTAAACAAACAAGGAAAGTCAGCATTTAAAGATTATAATTAGAGGGCAACCAACCTAAGGGAGTTGCAATATCATGGCAGAAAGATTAAGAAAACGACATCAAGACGAAGTAAGAACTAAAATACAGACAAGTCAGCTCATAAATGTATTGCAAGATCATGCACTTAATGGTCAAACTGAGATACCACCTAGTCGCATGAAAGCAATAGAGATACTATTACGTAAATCATTACCTGATTTATCATCTACTGAGATAAGTGGTGTAGATGGTGGAGAAATCCCATTAGGTATAGGAATCAACTTTGTCAAACCAAACGATAGCTGAGTTTCCTGAAAAGTTACAGTTCTTATTTGAGCCACACCGTTACAAAGTAGCATACGGTGGTAGAGGTTCAGGTAAGTCATGGTCTATGGCAAGAGCATTGCTTATAAAAGCAGCTAATGAGCCAACACGTGTATTATGTGCACGTGAAATACAAAAGTCTATCAAGCAGTCAGTTCATACATTACTTAATGACCAAATACAAGCATTAGGTCTAGGAGCTTTCTATGAAGTCTTGGAAGCAGAGATTAGAGGTATTAACGGTAGTACATTTAGCTTTACTGGGTTGGCTACTAATACTGTGGAAAGTATTAAGTCTTTTGAAGGATGTGATATCGTCTGGGTGGAAGAGGCACAAACGGTATCAAAGAAGTCATGGGATATTCTTATTCCTACAATACGTAAACCAAACTCAGAAATCTGGGTAAGTTTTAACCCTAACATAGATACGGATGATACATACCAAAGATTCGTAGTAGAACCACCAGAGAACGCTAAGGTTGTTAAAGTAAACTATACTGACAATCCTTGGTTTCCTGAAGTATTAGAGATAGAACGCCAACACAGTTTAAAGACTAACCCTGACTATGCAAACATATGGGAAGGTGATTGTAAAGCTGCTGTAGATGGTGCTATCTATGCTAACGAGATACGTGAAGCACAAGAAGATAATCGTATTACTAATGTCCCTTATGATCCTATGTTAAAGGTTCATGTAGTTATGGATCTCGGATGGAATGATTCTATGTCAGTTATCCTATGCCAAAAAGGTGTATCAGACTTACGCATTATTGGTTACATAGAAGATGACCACAGGACTTTAGATAGTTATTCTGCACAACTCAAGAACTTACCATACAATTGGGGTACAATGTTCTTACCACATGACGGACAGTCTAAAGACTTTAAGCATGGTATATCAGCAGAAGATATTATGCGTAAACTAGGATGGGATATTCGTATCGTTCCTAAACAAGATATAGAGTCTGGTATTAAACTAGCAAGAATGAACTTCCACCGTATATACTTTGATAAGTCAGCTAATAGACTTGTGGAATGTTTAAAGAATTATCGCAGAAGTATAAACTCTGCAACTAACGAACCTGGCGCACCATTGCATGATGAGTTCTCTCATGGAGCAGATGCTTTCAGATATTTATGTACTTCTATAGAATCTATGAAGAATGAATCATGGTCTAGAGAGAAGATACAATACACAAATAGAGGAATTGTTTAATGAAGTTACAAGACATGGAAATCATAGCTCGTGTAGAAGCTGAAGAGAACATTGCGTATGGTGTCAATGACTCTGCATTATCTAACGACAGAGCTGCTGCAATTGACTACTACTTAGGTCAGCCTTTCGGTAACGAAGAAGAAGGTCGTTCACAAGTAGTTAGCTATGACGTACAAGATACGATTGAAGCTGCATTACCACAATTACTTAAAGTATTCGTAGCTGGCGATAAGGTTGTTCAG